TATCCTTTGGTTTCTTATGACGAAAATGGTAAGGCAAATATGCGTGAACTTGCTTATCAGAAGAAAGATGGTTTGATTCAAGTTGGTGAATGGTTTTCAATGATGAACCTGCTGACCAGTCAAGTGAATGGTAAGAATCTGGAGGAGCAGATGAAGAACATCTTCCGCCTTGCTTATTCGTTTGGGCGTAACTGCTACACTTCTTATCAGATTCCTTTGGGTCTTTCTCTCTCAGGAACTCCTTTGAATGAGGCAATGATTTCTCTTCATCAGATTCTACCCAAGTTCCAGAAGGAGAATAAACTTCAGAAAGTTCAGTGTGTGATTCTGACTGATGGTGAAGCGTGTGGTATTAAGTATCACCGTGAAGTGAAGCGTCAATGGGAAGATGGTCCTTTTATGGGAACCGCTGGTATTGGTTTTGGTTCATTCTTGCGTGACCGTAAAACTGGGAGCACTTATTCTCTAGACTGCGAATGGCATCAAATGACTGATGTTTTTCTTCGCAATCTGCGTGAGAAGTTTGCTGACATTAACTTCATTGGTATTCGTGTTCTGGAAAGTCGTGATGCTGGTAACTTTATTCGTCGATATTGTGGTTATTATGGTCCAGACCTTGAAAAAGCGATGAGTGCTTGGAAAAAAGAAAAGGCATTTACCTTGAAAAAGTCTGGTTATCATTCTTATTTTGGTCTTTCTGCCACTGCCCTTTCTCAAGACACAGAGTTTGAAGTTGCTGAAGATGCAACCAAGACTCAAATCAAGTCTGCTTTTGTCAAGAGTCTAAAATCCAAAAAAATGAACAAAAAGATTCTCGGAGAGTTTATGGAACTTGTTGCTTGATAAATATTTGGAAGAGTTTCATTTCAACAATGAGCAGATTTACAGACTTATTTCAAGAACCAGCACCATCTCCAGAACCAGAATCTGGATTTAATCCAAATGCAAGAGATCGTGATGGTGATGGATTGGTTCAGGAAGGAACACCCTTTGAAAGACCAACACCTGTAAAGGCATCGGCAAAAAAGGGAATTAAGTAACCACTTTCCAAACTGTCACAGGGGGGCATTTAACTGCCCCCTTTTTCTTGTATAATTACTTTAGTTAAACAAAACCACCTAACTACATTATGCCTCGCAAATCCTCTGTGAACGACGAAGCCCTTTTTGATAGTATCAAAGAACTTTATGGTTCTGAAATTACTTCTGGTGACCTCAAAGGTTTTTGTGCTTCTCGTGGTTTGAACTATCAAACTGTTACTCGTCGCCTGGAGAACTACAAAACTGCTCGTGGTCGTTGGAACCTGGAAGTTACTCAGGAGCGTGTTGAAGAGATTGAGCGTTCTTTTAGTTCTCCCGCTGTTATTCCTTCTGCTGAACAAAACCTTATTCCTGATAAAGATGATACCTTCGTCAAGTTTGGTAACTTTAACGATATTAAAAAAATTATTCAGTCCCGTATCTTTTATCCTACATTTATTACGGGTCTTTCTGGTAACGGTAAAACTTTCGGCGTGGAGCAAGCTTGTGCTCAACTAAAGCGTGAACTGATTCGTGTTAACATCACGATTGAAACCGACGAGGATGACCTGATTGGTGGTTTCCGTCTTGTGAATGGTGAAACTGCTTGGCACAATGGTCCCGTGATTGAAGCACTGGAGCGGGGGGCGATTCTGCTTCTGGATGAGATTGACCTTGCTTCTAACAAGATTCTGTGTCTCCAGTCTGTGCTTGAAGGTAAGGGTGTTTTCCTGAAAAAGATCGGTCGTTTTGTGAAACCTGCTGCTGGTTTCAATGTGGTTGCCACCGCTAACACCAAGGGTAAGGGTTCTGATGATGGTCGCTTCATCGGCACCAATGTGCTCAATGAAGCATTCCTTGAGCGTTTTCCTGTGACCTTTGAGCAGTTTTATCCTGCCCCCTCTGTGGAGCAGAAGATCCTTGAGGGCATCGCTCTGGACCTTGGTGTGGAAGACCGCGACTTCTGTAAGCGTCTGGTTGATTGGGCGGACGTGATCCGTAAAACCTTCTATGATGGTGGTATTGAGGAAATCATTAGCACTCGTCGCTTGGTTCATATCGTCCGTGCTTATAGCATCTTTAACGATAAGGCAAAAGCAATCCAAGTATGTGTCAATCGTTTTGATGATGAGACCAAACAATCGTTTTTGGAACTTTATGACAAGATTGATGTTGACTTCAAACTTCCTACTGAGGAAGTTGACCAACCCGCCCCTTTCTGATATAATTGGGGAAGGTAAAAATGTGCCTTCCCTTTATGAGTGATTCAACCTTTACTATTACTATGACTGAAAACACAAATCATCTCTGGAAATACAACGAAGATAAAATTTTTAAAGATATTGAAGATTATGTGACCAGCACTTATGGCAGTCACTATTGTGGTCACAATCAAAATGATATTCAAACGATTGATTTGATGGCAGCAAAAGACTTGGCAGTGCCTTTCTGTCAGGCAAATATTCTCAAGTATGGTAGCCGCTATGGTGATAAAGATGGACGCAATAAGCGTGACCTCCTCAAAGTCATTCATTATGCTATGCTTCTCCTCCATTTCGACGGGCACTATACCCGTAAAGATAATGGTCTTACTGAATTCCGTTGATTATGAAACTCCAAAACAAAACTATGAAACTCTCTGATAACTCTCTGACTATTCTCAAGAACTTCGCTGGAATTAATAATTCGATTCTGGTAAAGCAAGGGACTCGTCTTCGCACTATTTCTGTTGCTAAAAATATTCTTGCTGAAGCAGATATTACTGAAGAGTTTCCTCGTGACTTTGCAGTTTATGACCTCAATCAGTTCCTGAATGGTTTAAGTCTTCATCAAGACCCTGATCTGGACTTTACTGAAGATTCTTACATCACCATTCGTGAAGGTAAGCGGCGGGTAAAGTATTTCTATGCTGACCCGAATGTAATTATTTCTCCTCCTGATAAAGAGATTCAACTTCCTTCTAAAGATGTTTGTTTCCAACTTGAGAGTGCTTCTCTAGAGAAATTGGTCAAGGCAGCAGCGGTCTATCAACTTCCTGACCTATCTGCAGTTGGTGAGGCAGGTGTGATTCGTCTTGTTGTTCGTGATAAGAAGAATGATACTTCCAACGAATATTCCATCGTGGTTGGTGATACCGATAAAGACTTTACCTTCAACTTTAAAGTAGAAAATATTAAGATTATTCCTGGTGCTTATGATGTTGTTGTATCAGAAAAACTTTTGTCACAATTCAGTAATACCAAGTACAATCTGAAGTATTATATTGCTCTGGAACCCGATTCAACCTTTGGATGATGGAATTTCTTCTTTACCTTACTCCTCAAGCAAAAGACATTCTCAATCAAATTTATAGAGCAAAATATTCTGTTCGTGAAAATGTTGGGTATTGTAGGAGTAATAAAAATATTTTTGGATATGCAGATTTTGGAAATAAGTTTGTCATCTGTACAAAGAACATCAAAATCAGTGGGTTTGATGTTAAACATTATGTAAATGAAACCGTTTATCACGAAGCTACTCATGTTGGTCATTTGTGTAATGGGTACAGACCTTTTGGAATATCTTTAAATGATATGTTTCTTCCACCCAACAAACTTCAAGATGTTCGCAATTCTGTAAAATCATCTACTGCTTCCTATCTCATAGAACACGAAGCATATTGGATGGAAGATAAACCAGAAAAGGTTAAATATGTACTTCAAAAGTATTGTTTCTGATGAATATATTCGCCACATCTCCTTGGCCTGCTGAGAGTGCTATCTGTCTTCCCGATAAACACATTGTCAAGATGCCTCTGGAATGCTGCCAAATGCTTTCCATTGTGGCATCTGAAAAATGGGGTCATAACTATGGTCCTTTGTACAAGACTGATAACACTCCCTACAGAACTGAAAAGGGTGCGTTTCGTAATCATCCCTGTACCAAATGGGCAATGGATAGTATCCACAATGCCTATTGGTTAATTAAGTGGGGAATGAACTTGTGTGATGAGTATACGATGCGTTATGGTAAAGTCCATTCGTGTTATAATACTCTTCTTGGAGCATATTATTTGTTTCCAAAGGGTAAGATAACCGAAGTTACACCATTTGCCCGGGCAATGCCTGACGAATACAAATTTGATACAAGCATTGATACATTTACTGCTTATAAAATGTACATTGCTTCTAAACCTTGGGTTGCGAGTAATTATCTTCGTATGCCCGAAAGAAAACCTTCGTGGATTTGATTATGAATAGTGATTTTTTGTGGGTAGCAAAGTATGCCCCAAAGACAATTGAAGATTGTATTCTTCCTGAAAGCACCAAGAAGACTTTTCAGGACTTTCTAAATAAAGGTGAAATTCCAAATATGCTACTTGCTGGTCCTCCTGGTATCGGCAAAACTACAGTCGCAAAAGCACTCTGTAATGAATTGGGAGTAGATGTTTATGTCATCAATGGATCCGACGAGGGTAGATTCCTCGATACTGTCAGAAACAATGCGAAAAACTTCGCATCAACAGTTTCACTAACAGCAGATTCTAAACATAAAGTTATTATTATAGATGAGGCAGACAATACGGGTAATGATGTTCAACTTTTGCTAAGAGCAAATATTGAAACATTTTATAATAATTGTAGATTTATCTTTACCTGCAACTACAAAAATAAAATCATTGAACCTCTTCATTCCCGATGTGCTGTTGTTGATTTTAGTGTAAAGGGTAAAGAAAAGGCACAACTTGCAAGTTCTTTCTATAAAAGATTACAAACTATTCTGGATAATGAAAAAATTGCTTACGACCAAAAAGTTCTTGTTGAGTTGGTATCCAAGCATTTTCCTGATTTTAGACGAGTCCTCAACGAGTGCCAAAGATATGCGGTAGGTGGAAAAATTGATAGTGGAATTCTTGCTGCTTTTTCGGACATTGCTGTAAATGAACTTGTTAAAAACCTTAAAGAAAAGAACTTTTCTGAAGTACGTAAGTGGGTCGTCAGTAATTTGGACAATGATACTACTGTACTTCTCCGTCGTATCTATGATTCTCTTTACGAAAGTTTGGTTCCTGCTTCTATTCCTGCTGCTGTTCTTGTGCTCGCTAAGTATCAGTATCAAGGAGCTTTTGTCGCAGACCAAGAAATAAATATGCTTGCTTGTTTGACTGAAATAATGGTGGAGTGTGAGTTCAAATGAAAAACAAGAAACTAAAAGCACTTATCCAAAAACCCCTGAGATTTCATCATCAGGACATTCACGAAGAACTTGATGAACTCAAAAAACAACATCAAGTCAAGTCTAAGTGGTACTACATTTTTTGGGGTGCCTGTGCCGTTGCTGTAGTTGGTGGACAGGTTTATGTTGGAACTGGATATCGTGAGATGGCAGAAGCAACTAGAAATACTGAAATTGTTGTGAGGTGTATGAATGGCTCTTCTAAAAATTAACAAGTGGGACCTATATGAGGTTCCCGTAAAGACAACTCCTGAGAATGTAAAGGAGGCAAATGAAGCATTATATCGTGCTACAATGAATTTACCTGCTGCCGCAAAGCACTGTGGTATGACGCAGAAAGAAATGAAACTCACTTTTAGAGAGTATTTGAAGTATCACCCTATTGATTATGACCAGTCTAAAGAGTCTTAAAACTGCCTTAAGGTATCCTGGTGGTAAGTCCCGTGCTTGCGTCAAGATGGACCCCTACTTTCCAGACCTCCGCAACTATGATGAATTCCGAGAACCATTTCTCGGTGGTGGAAGTGTTGCGATTCACATCACCAAGAAATATCCTTACCTAGATATTTGGGTGAATGATTTGTATGAACCTCTTGTAAACTTCTGGCAGCAACTCCAGATGTTTGGGTATGATTTGAAAAGTGAACTAGTTGATTTAAAGAATGCAAATAATACCCCAGGCAAAGCGAAAGAACTTTTCCTTAAAGCAAAGGAGCAAATCAATGACGAAAGTTTGCCCAGTCTTGATCGTGCTGTGGCTTTCTATATTGTCAATAAGTGCAGTTTCAGTGGTCTCACGGAGAGTTCATCATTTTCACAACAAGCCTCCATCGCCAATTTCAGTTTGCGAGGGATCGAAAAACTGCCTGCGTATTCTAAACTAATTGAGCATTGGCGTATAACTAATTACTCGTATGATTATCTAATGGATGGAAACAAAGGTGCTTTTATGTATCTCGATCCTCCTTATGATATTAAGGATAATCTCTACGGGCGTAAAGGATCAATGCACAAAGGATTTGATCACGATAAGTTTGCTGCTGATTGCGACACTAACGATATGGATCAGTTAGTCAGTTATAACTCCGATCAACTTGTAAAAGATAGGTTTAAGAACTGGAACGCTGCTGAGTTTGATCTCACATACACAATGCGTTCTGTTGGTGAATATATGCGTGAGCAAAAACAACGTAAAGAACTACTGCTTTTTAATTATGGAATTGAAGGACTGGTTAAACTCGATCAATCAAACGAAGCAACATCTGATTGATGAAGATCCTTCACTTGAGAAGGAATATGCACCTTACATTATCAATCGATGCCTTTCTGGACATATTGATTGTATTATGTTTGCGAATGAGATGAATCAATATCATTTCCTGCCAAAGAAGTTGCAGTATGACTTTTTTATAAATAGTCTGAGGAAAAAGAAGAGATTTTCTCCCTGGCTCCGTCAAGATAAAATCAAAGACCTTGATTATGTTAAACGTTACTATGGTTATAGTAATGAGAAGGCAAAACAAGCTTTGAGGATTCTTACTAAAGAACAACTTAATTTTATAAAATCGAAATTTGAAACTGGAGGAACAAAATGAGTGTCGTTCAAGAACCTGAAGTGAAGTGGACGCCCGAACAAATGGTGGAAGTCATTCTGAATGAACCAGATGACTTTTTGAAAGTTCGTGAAACTTTGACCCGTATCGGAGTTGCTTCAAGAAAGGAAAAGAAAATCTATCAGTCTTGTCATATTCTACACAAGCAAGGTAGGTATTATCTCGTCCACTTTAAGGAACTGTTTGCCCTGGATGGCAAACACGCAAACCTGACTGTGAATGATGTTCAGCGTCGTAATCGTATTGCTCAACTGCTTGCAGATTGGGGTCTGATTGAGATTGTTGATCTTAAAAAGATTCAAGATATTGCTCCTTTGAATCAAATCAAAGTTCTTGCTTATAAGGACAAAGGGGATTGGATTCTGGAAACCAAGTATAATATTGGTGCTAAGAAAAAAAAGGTAGAGGATGCCGAATGATAAAGAGCGGGTTTCACGACCCGCTTTTTTTATAAAAGTATTATAATTATATACGGATGCCAAAAGGGTCCACAAAACACAACCTCGCTTAAAAAAAGGAGCTACCATAATGACTAATCTCACAAGGTATACTGCTGCGGATCTTCCTGCCTTGATGGAAAGAATTACGCGCAATAGCATTGGGATGGATGAATATTTTGATCGTTTATTTAATCTTCACGAAACTACAACCAACTACCCTCCTTACAATCTAATCCAAATAAATAATGTTGAATCCCATTTGGAACTAGCATTAGCAGGATTCAAGAAAGGAGAGGTCAATGTTTTCACAGAGTATGGAAAACTTTTTGTCGAAGGGCAAAAAGCAGATTCCGAATCGGATAGGACGTTTATCCACAAGGGAGTGGCTAGCAGAAGTTTTAAACGAGCGTGGACTTTATCCGACGACACAGAAGTGCGAGAAGTCACATTTGAAGACGGACTTCTACGGATCGTACTTGGGAAAGTAGTACCAGAACATCACGCCCGTAAGGACTATCTCTAAATAGAATTGAATATCGTCGGCGCAGGGGAGCAACTGGCAAAATCCAGTTGACGCTCCCCCATTTTTTTGCTATACTGATAGGAGCACATAGAGTAAAATGTCGATTAAACTAGCACTCTTGAAGTCGGGTGAAACTGTAATTTCTGATGCTAAAGAACTGATTTCTGACGATAAAGTTTGTGGATATCTCTTTACAAATCCACATAAAATTGAGACTCGTAGAACTGTTCTATTGGTTGAAGAAAATGCGAATCCAAGCGGAGATCTAGAGGTTTCACTATCACCCTGGATTGTTCTTGCAAAGGATACTCAGATTCCAGTCCCTCCAGATTGGATTGTAACTATTGTGGAACCAATTGATACTATTAAACAAATGTATGAGGAGAAAGTAAATGTCCAAAACAGTGAAGTGTCTTTTACTGAAGGTTGATAATGTAATCGTCACCGAAATTGAAGAAGTTCCTTCTGAACTTGGTGAACCTGATTGTCGTATTATTAATCCTTATCAGATTAATGCTGAAGGTGAACTTACTCTTTGGCCAGAAGTTACTGACCAAAGAGAGATGATGATTCACTCTGATAGTATTTTGACTATCGTTGACCCAAAAGAAGAAATCGTTGAAAAGTATCTTGAATTAACTGCATAATGTCTCTTCGCTTTTATACAAACGTTCAGATGGTCGGGGACCACTTCTTGGTTCGTGGTTATGAAAATGGTAAACATTTTATGACCCGTGAGAAGTTTTACCCGACTCTTTTTGTCCCCTCAAAAAAGAATACAAAATATAAAACCCTGAACGGTGAATATGTTGAAGCAGTTCAACCAGGAACTGTAAGAGAATGTAGAGAGTTTATTAAGAGGTATGATGGTGTAGAGGGATTTAAGATTTCTGGAAATGACCGATACATCTATCAATACATTGCCGAAAATTATCCAGAAGATGAAGTTAAGTTTGATATTAGTAAAATCAAAGTAACTACCATCGATATTGAGGTTGCATCGGAGAACGGATTCCCTGATGTAGAAAGTGCTGCTGAGGAAGTGCTGTTGATTACACTTCAAGATTATAATACGAAACAGATTCGTACTTGGGGTCTTGGTAAATTTAATAATCAGCAAAGTAATGTTAAGTATCGTTCCTTTACCAATGAGCACGATTTGTTAAATGACTTTATCAATTGGTGGATGATTGAGGAGAATACTCCAGAAGTCATCACTGGTTGGAATAGTGAACTGTATGATATTCCATATTTGGTTCGTCGTATAGATCGTGTTCTTGGTGAAAAATTAATGAAGCGTATGTCTCCTTGGGGACTAGTGACTGAGGATGAGATTTACATTTCTGGTCGTAAAAATATCTCTTATGATATTGGTGGAGTGAGTCAACTTGACTATCTCAATCTCTATAAGAAGTTTACCTATAAGGCACAGGAATCTTATCGCCTTGATCACATTGCGAATGTGGAACTTGGGCAGCAAAAGTTGGACCACAGTGAGTTTGATACTTTTAAAGATTTTTATACCAATGGATGGCAAAAGTTTGTAGAATACAACATCATTGACGTAGAACTTGTTGACCGTATGGAAGACAAGATGAAACTGATTGAACTTGCTTTGACTATGGCATATGACGCCAAAGCAAACTATACGGATGTGTTCTCTCAAGTCCGAATGTGGGATACGATTATCTACAACTATTTGAAAAAAAGGAACATTGCAATTCCTCCCAAAGAACGTTCCGATAAAGACTCTAAGTATGCTGGGGCTTATGTAAAAGAACCGATTCCTGGAATGTATGACTATGTGGTTTCATTTGACTTGAATAGTCTATATCCACATTTAATTATGCAATTTAATGTAAGTCCCGAAACTCTTGTAGAAGAAAGACATCCAACAGTGACTGTGGATAAAATCCTAAATCAGGAACTTACTTTTGAAATGTATAAGGACTATGCAGTCTGTGCTAATGGAGCAATGTTCCGTAAGGACGTTCGTGGATTCCTGCCAGAACTGATGGAAAAGATCTATAAGGATCGCACCATCTATAAAAAGAAAATGCTTGCTGCCAAACAAGAGTATGAAAAGAAAAAGACAAAGGAGTTGGAAAAAGAGATTGCTAGGTGTAACAACATCCAAATGGCGAGGAAGATTCAACTTAACTCTGCTTATGGTGCTATCGGCAATCAGTATTTCCGTTATTATAAACTAGCAAACGCTGAGGCAATCACCTTATCGGGTCAAGTTGCGATTCGTTGGATTGAGAACAAGATGAATGCCTATCTAAACAAAATTCTTAAAACTGATGGTGTTGATTATGTCATTGCTTCTGATACTGACTCTATCTATCTTAATATGGGTCCTTTGGTTGAAAGTGTATACAAGGGAAGAGAGAAAACTACTCAAAGCGTTGTTTCGTTCCTTGATAAGGTCTGTCAGGTGGAATTTGAGAAGTATATTGAAAGTTGCTACCAAGAACTGGCGACCTATGTGAACGCATATGACCAGAAGATGCAGATGAAGCGCGAGAACATTGCTGAGCGTGGAATCTGGACTGCCAAGAAACGATACATTCTGAACGTCTGGGATAGTGAAGGTGTTCGCTACGAAGAACCAAAACTCAAGATGATGGGCATTGAAGCAGTAAAGTCTTCTACTCCTGCTCCTTGTCGCAAGATGATTAAAGATGGACTCAAACTGATGATGAGCGGAACAGAGGAAGATGTGATTAACTTCATTGATAAGTGCCGTGAAGAATTTAAAAGTCTTCCCCCAGAACAAATTGCTTTCCCACGAACTGCTTCTGATGTTCGCAAATATTATTCATCTTCTGATATTTACAACAAAGGAACTCCCATTCATATTCGTGGAGCACTCCTCTTCAATCACTATGTAAAAGATAAAAAACTGACCAATAAATATTCACTTATTGGTAATGGGGAAAAGGTAAAATTTATTTACCTCAAAAAACCAAACATAATTCAAGAGAATGTAATTTCTTTCATTCAAGACTTTCCTAAAGAATTAGGTCTTGACAAATACATTGACTATGAACTACAATTTGAAAAGAGTTTTGTAGAACCACTGAAATCCATTCTTGATTCCATTGGATGGTCTGTGGAAAAAACTGTAAACCTTGAACTATTTTTTGCCTAATGGATTTGCCTATTAATGATGATGAACTGAATACTATTGTAAAAGCACTTGGTTTTGGTGGAGATGCTGCTTTGTATCATAAACTCAAATTGGTGAAAGAACTTAAAGAGCAAGGTTTACCTTATAAAAAAATACTTCGTGAACAATACGGGATGGTGTGCTGATGGATTTTCTTAAAGAAATTGTAAAAGAAGTTGGTGGCGAGTATACCAAACTTGCTTCTGATATTGATGAGACTGAGACTTATGTTGACACGGGTTCATACATTTTTAACGCACTGGTTTCAGGTAGCATATTTGGCGGTGTATCTGGGAATAAGATTACTGCTATTGCTGGAGAGTCTTCTACTGGAAAGACTTTCTTCTCTCTCGCTGTGGTTAAGAATTTTCTTGATAATAACTCCGATGGTTATTGTCTCTACTTTGATACTGAAGCCGCTATTACCAAATCCTTACTAGAGTCACGTGGAATTGATACTTCTCGTCTTGTGGTTGTTAATGTTGTTACTATTGAAGAGTTTCGTAGCAAGGCACTAAAGGCAGTAGATATTTACTTAAAAAAACCTGTAGAAGAACGCAAACCTTGTATGTTTGTGTTAGACTCTTTGGGTATGTTATCAACAGAGAAAGAGATTACTGATGCACTGAACGATAAGCAAGTTCGTGATATGACTAAATCACAACTTGTAAAAGGTGCTTTCCGTATGCTCACTCTTAAGTTGGGGCAGGCAAACATTCCTATGATTGTAACTAACCACACCTACGATGTTATTGGCGCTTACGTTCCTACAAAAGAAATGGGTGGTGGTAGTGGTCTTAAGTATGCCGCTTCTACTATCATATATCTCAGCAAGTCAAAAGAGAAAGATGGAAAAGAAGTTATTGGAAACATTATCAAAGCAAAGACTGCTAAGTCTCGTTTGAGTAAGGAGAACCAGCAAGTTGAAATCCGTCTATTTTATGATGAGCGCGGTCTTGATCGCTATTATGGTCTTCTGGAACTCGGGGAACTCGGCGGACTCTGGAAGAATGTTGCGGGGCGTTATGAAATGGATGGTAAGAAAATTTACGCAAAGGAAATCTTAAAGAATCCTGATCAGTATTTTACCGAAGAAGTAATGGAAAAACTGGATGTGATTGCTAAAGGCGAATTCTCTTATGGATGAACTTCAAGATTTCATTCATATCTACGAAAATGCTCTTGAACCTGATATATGCAACTTTCTAATTAGTTTATTTGACCAGGTTCCTGACGAACAAGAGCGTTATGAGAACGATGGAAAACCTAACTTCACTCAATTCAATTTCACAGAAAATCATGAATTGGCACCAGAAGTTAATCAAGTTCATAACTATATTATCAAAAAGATTTTTGAATATCGTGATAAGTATTATGAGTTTGTAGATAAGCGTGTATTTCCAGAAGAACACGCTCTAGAACAATTTCGTATTAAAAAATACGAACCAAATGGTGTAGATCAGTTTGATACCCATGTAGATGTGGTAGACTATGGGACCGCCCGTAGATTTTTATCATTTATATGGTATTTGAATGATGTTGAAAGTGGTGGTCAAACTATTTTCAAAGATGTTCAAATTCAACCAAAACAGGGAACTTTGATTATGTTTCCTCCGCTTTGGATGTTCCCTCATAAGGGCGAACCTCCTACCAGTGGTCCAAAGTATATTATGAGTGCCTATTTGCATTATAAGTAATGGAACGACTTGAACTTACAATTTTAAGAAACCTGATATTCAATGAAGATTATTCCAGAAAAGTCATACCTTTTATACAACCAGATTATTTTGAGCAAAGATCCGAAAAGGTTGTATTTGAGGAAATTGTTAAGTTCATTGTTAAATATGGATCAGCAATTACAACAGAAGCACTTGCGATTGAGATAGAAAATCGCACAGACCTTAATGAGTCTGAAATTAAAGAGATTCGGGAACTCAATTCTGGATTTCATAATGGTGTTGTGGAACAACAATGGTTGCTTGATACTACTGAAAAGTGGTGTCGTGACCGTGCCATCTACTTGGCACTTATGGAGTCAATTCATATTGCTGATGGTAATAATGATAAGAAGAATCGTGATGCGATTCCAAACATTCTTTCTGATGCTCTAGCAGTATCGTTTGATAATAATATCGGACACGATTATCTTCAGAACTATGAGGAGCGTTATGAATTTTACCACCGTAAAGAAGATAAAATCGAGTTTGACCTGGAATATTTCAACAAAATCACTAAAGGTGGTTTACCTAACAAGACTCTCAATATTGCTCTCGCTGGAACGGGTGTTGGGAAATCACTGTTTATGTGTCATGTGGCTAGCGCCGCCTTGTTACAGGGTAGGAATGTACTCTATATCACTCTTGAAATGGCGGAAGAGCGAATTGCAGAAAGAATTGACGCAAACCTTCTCAATGTCCCGATTCA